CAGAATGTTCAGAAAGAACTGCAATGAGGTCTGTTAATGAACTTATTGCATTGGGATTAATCACAAAAGAAAAACGATTTACTGATGATGGAAAACAAACAAGTAATAAATTCATTCTAAACATTAGGGGTGTCAAAAACAACACTGAGGGGGTGTCAAAACAAACACCCAATACTATAAGAGATATACAAAATAATAATAGTAGTATTGTGGATAATGGGGATAATGTTCTATTTGACCAATGGTGGAAAGAATATCCAAGAAAAGATGGTTCTAAAAAGAATGCTTTACAATCATTTATAAAATTAAAATCAGAAATTAGTTTTAATGATTTAATGATAAAGACTAAAATATTTGCACATCAACAAAAAAATACTGAAAAAAGATTTATTCCTCATGCAACTACATTTTTAAATCAAAAAAGATTTGAAACTGTTGAAAATGTTGATACTATGAAATCCAACAAAAATAACCTTGCTGGGTAACAACATGAAAAATTTATCAGATTATGGTATCAAATTAAGATACAATTCCGTAGGAAATCAAAAATTAACTTGTCCTCAATGTTCACATACACGAAAAAATAAACATGACCTTTGTTTATCCGTAACTGTAAATCAAGATGGTTCATCAGTTTGGAAATGTCATAATTGTGAATGGACTGGTGGAATAAATAATGAAAACAAAAATTATAATAAAAATTTTAAAATTGTTCCAAAACCATTAAAAAAACCAGACAATATGGATAAACCATATAAATTTTTTCAAGACAGAGGAATAAGCAACAAAACTGTTGATGATTTTAATATATATGAAAAATTGTTTTACTTTGGGGATGGCAATAAAAAATCAATTGTTTTTCCATACTATGAAGATGAAATATTAGTTAATAATAAATATAGAAGTTATGATAAAGAATTTCGTCAAGAGAAAGATGCTAAAAGAACTTTATTCAATATTGATAGAGTTAAAAAATATTGGTCTGAAAATAACAAGTTTGTCTTATTTGTTGAGGGCGAAATGGATGCCTTATCATTTTATGAATGTGGCATTGAATATGTTACATCGTTGCCAGATGGTGCACCTAAAGAAGCAAAATTTGTAAAAGACGATAAAAGATTTCAAGCCTTAAATAATGCACAATGGTTACATCAAGCAGAAAGAATTATAATTGCTGTTGACTCTGATGATGCTGGTAATGCTTTGCATTTGGAATTAGTTCATAGATTTGGAAAAGATAAATGTTGGGTTATAGATTGGTCAGATTATTCTGGTTTTCATGATATAGAAATTAAAGATGCCAATGAATATTTGATGGCACATGGAAAAGATGCACTTCTTGAAATCGTAACTAAATATGTAAAACCATATCCAGTAGATGGAATTTTTACTGCAAAAGATTATACAACAGAAGTAAAGAATATTTATAATGGTAATATATCAAGACCAGTTTCAACAGGGTTTAAAAATCTTGATGCAATATATAAAGTAATGCCATCCACATTTACATTGGTTACTGGTGTTCCCAATCATGGTAAATCAAATTTTCTTGACCAACTTTTAATTAATTTAAGTCAACAACATAAATGGAAATTTTTGATATTTTCACCAGAACATTCAACAGCAAATCATATAAGAAGGTTATCAGAAAAGATAATAAATAAACCATTTGATATTGGTCCAAATGAAAGAATGAGTAAAGATGATTTGCAAAGAGCAATGGATTTTCTTGATGATAAATTTTATTTTATAGAGAGCAAAGAAAATATACCAAATATTGAATGGATATTAAACAGGGCAAAACAAGCTTGTTTTAAATATGGAATAAATGGAATTGTTGTTGACCCATATAATGAGATTGACTCAACTAGAAATACTAACAAAAGAGAAGATGAGCATATAAGAGATTTAATTGCACATTGTAAAAAATTTGCAAGAACACATGAAGTAGCTTTTTGGATGGTAGCACACCCATCAAAGATGCAACGAACACAAGAAGGAGTTATCCCAGTTCCAACTCTTTATGATGTTAGTGGTTCTGCACATTGGAATAATATGAGTGATGTTGGTCTTGTTGTTCATAGAGATTTTGAAACTAATCAAACTAGGATTATAACTAGAAAAGTAAGAGAACAAGGATTGTATGGACATATAGGTGAATGTTTTTTTAAATATGATTTATCAACTCATACATATAAGGAAGATAGAACAATAGAGACTTCGCAAGATTATTATTGGCAACAAGATTAAAATAATATATAGTATATTTAACCAAAGTGATTTGGTTTTCATGTTGTTGTTAAAGGGGGGTAACATTTATTTAATTAGGTGTTACCCTTTTTTTTAGGGGATATAACATACATGGAAGTATGTTTTCATGCCTCTAGTGGTCTTTAAAACAAGATTTATTTAGGTATTTTATGTCAAATTACAGTATTGAGCAATTATATGACTTTATAGCACCAGAATATGAAAGTCTGCGAAATGAACCAATTAACTATGTAGAAGATGAAATTATATCCAATATGCTTTCAGTTCTAGGTGGTAAGAAAGTTCTTGATGTTGGATGTGGTACTGGCAATCTAATTACACTTGGTCAATATGAACCAGAACAATATCTTGGTATTGATATAAGTGCAAACATGATTAAAGAAGCAAAAAGATTTTATCCAAATTATAATTTTAAAAAACATGATGCTAGAGAAAAGATAAAAGGTAAATATGATTTGATAGTTTCTATATTTGGGCAAATCAATTATTTTGGTATTGATGAATGGTTAAATATTATAAAAAGAAATCTTAGTAAGAATGGTAATTTTTATTCAATAATGTATAGCAATACATATAAACCAAATTATGTAAATGGTCATGCAATACAATATTCCGTTGATGACATAAAGGGAAAACTAGAGCATCTTGGAATATTGCATCGCATTGTTGGTCTGTCTTTCTCGTCTGATAGTGGGAAAACATTTAGACAAGAGTTACAATTCCAACAGACCATCATGGAACTTAATCAAACAATCGGTTGTCGATATTGGGTAATTTTGGGGAAGAATGTTTAAATCTTTGTGGCACTCTCCCATTTCCAGTATCGTGATTATAAGAATGTTCCAATGCCTCAGTTAGATAATTCATATCTAAACCGAAGTCCTTGTATCCTTGTTTAATGACATTATAGTACATTTCCATAGGTGGATTTATATTATAACTATTCATTTTATAGGATAGCATTCTTTCATTACTTGGTGTTTTAAAATATATCTTTCCATAGAGAGTTGGATAACCCTCGTATCTATCTAATGCTTCTTCACAATCATCAGTTATTTTCCAAATGCCTACAGGCACAGATGAATTAGCATCTTCTATAATATCAGCAACCCCTTTGAAAACAAGTTTCCATCCTTTTAAATTTAATGTTCCATAAGGTTTTGCTTTTGGACATCTAAGTTGCATTTGTTCAATATTGAGATTGCTCCCATATCCTAAATAAAGTTTCATATTGTTGTCCTCCCTTCAAGAGTTGCAAAGTGATTGTGTCTATCTACAAGATAGGTTCTAGTTGGAGTATCTATCCCTGAGTAAAAATTCTCTGGTTCTTGGTTCTCCAAATTGAAAGTTGAATTATAAAAAAGTACAAAATCAGAATTTAAAACAAATTCTTCACTCTTTATGTATTGTCCATGAAAATAAAAATTAGTTAATTCTTCAGAAGTTTTTGTAAATTGTAATTCATTATTCTCATTCAAGAAATTCCATTTTTGTCCGCCAGAGTATTTAACATTCCATCCTTTTTTAGCAAATAACATTTTGATTTCCCCAAAAGAATTAGAAGTATTTTTTCTATGGGTTTTTCTAATGTCAGAAGTTCTGTCATTGTTAATAGTCTCATTTACAAATCCTACAAGAAATGAAAGCCAATTTAAAATCTTTGTGTGGTCCATTGTACCAGAGTGTTGTCTAAATTCTAAAGTTCCATATTTTCTCAAACTCTCAAGATTTATTTTCTTATATCTAGTCCTTAACAATGACCACATTCCTCTCAAACTTCCATCATAATTATTGACTCTTCTTACATCATTTCTTGAAATTTCAAGGCAATACATATTATTGCTATCTCTTCTTGATATAGGCATAATCAAATCAATATCATTTTTATAGTCAAAATATCTTTGAAAAATCTTTTTGATTTGTTCTGTAGTCATTCCATCCCATTTAAGATGAATATGAAGTCCACAAGTTCTGTTAACTTCTATATTTTGCATTCTGTTAAGTGATTGACAAATTCTAGTAATTTGGTCAAAAACATTTTCTTGATTTAAAATTGGTGATACAAGTTCTGCACCATTTGTTGAACCATCTCTCACAATTTTCCAATAAGGAGTTGTATTATGAGTATATCCAACATCATTAAATTCAATATCAGTAATTTCATTTCTTAAATGATTAAGAACATTTTGATTTGACTCTCTGACAGTTTCAATTTCAATTCCAATTGTCATTCCTAAATCTTCAATTATGTTTTTAATATTTAAATTTTCCATTTTTTTGTTTTCCCTAAATCTTTATTATGATTAACAGTAACATAATAATTTACTCTTGTAAACATCTTTTTTAAAAAAAAACAACTATTTATCTATATTATTGATTTTATTGAAAAAAAATATGTGTTGACAATGGGAAACATAAGTGATACTATAAGAAATAATTAATTTTTTTGGAGAACAACAACATGGATAAAAAAGAAAAAAAATTAATCAAAAGAATTGATATGGCACTTCATGTTCAAGAACTTTGTGCTGAACATAAAATTACTGTTGACTATCAATCTTTAGATGAAAATGTACCTAGATACATGGCTAATATAAATGCAAAAAGAATTCGCATAAGACCTACAAAAAATACAGGTTATTATGTTTCTGCTCTGCATGAGATTGGTCATGTTGTTTGTCAAAACAGAAGCAAACTAATCAATGGGTCATATATTTATGATTTGAATAATGACTCAAATGATGAAGATATGACTTTATCATATACAGCAAATGCTAATTCAAGAATAGAATGTGAATTACAAGCATGGATTTATGCTTTCTCAAATGCTCTTACATGGACAACAACTGCTGAAAGAATAATGAGAAGAGCAATGGACTCTTATGGATGGAGACAACCACATAAAGACTTGTGGAGCCAATTGACAGGCATTCCATTTGAAGAGGGAGAGATTGCAATTGCTGAAGAGGTAAATATTCTTCAACAATCTATAAGCCATGAAAAAGAAACTTCTAAAAGGATATTGGCTTATGGATAATATATTATTTGCAAATCAAGTTCTTGCTGGATTATCTAATCCGGCAAGGGGTCTTGTTGCCTTCTGTACAAAAAGGAGAGCTGGTAATCGAGATAGTAATTCAAATGCAGAAATGTCAAGAAGAAAAAATATGCGAGATATTGCTGATGCTCAAAAATTTTATGTCGATAGAGAACTTGTAAAAACTGCTGTTCAATTATCATTTTCAAAACCAAAAGAATTTATTGAATTAGTACAAAGAGCAAAACCATGTTTCAATAATCTCTGGTTAGAATGGGATGAAGAATATAGAGTTGATTGTTTGAAAGAAGAAGTATTGAAAACACTTGACCCAAAATATCATGAAATAATTGACCCATCAAATAACAAGA